TTTTAGTTTAAAAAGTGATTTTCAGATCACTCTTCAGCAAGTCGCTGGAAGTATGACAGAGCATCATCGTCATCATCAGAGTCAGAAGAACTAGAGGTCTGTGGTTCAGCAGATTTATAGTTAGAAGTAAGTGAACCACGGTCATCATCTTCATCATCAAAGGACTCATCAACCTTTCTGGTAGATTGTTTTTCACCAAGAACGGTATTGAATCGTGCCTTCAATTGATCGTAAGATTTGAAACCATCAGTGCTTACAAACTCTTTCAGAGAGTGGCACTTCTTCCAGATCTTTTCCAGATCTTCATCTTCAAGATCACAAAGAGTGCCAGTGCTTTCAAACTCGGACTTGTCATAGTTAGGATAACCATCTGCCATCCTCACCTTCAGTTTGAAGTTAGCACCAGACCAAAGATCAAAAGCATCCACTGGAGATTCATCTTCAAACTCAGGTTTGAGTGCAGTGGAGATCTTTTCGAAGATCTTCTTACCATACTTGAACAGGAATACTTTTCCTTCGTTCTGGGGATTAGCAGGATCTTTTACAACATAGATGTTGCTGTAGTAACTCAGTTTGCGCTTACGTTTGCGAACGATTTCTTGATCAGATTTGTTTCCAGTTGCCCAGAGTTTGCTATTCTCTTCACAAACAGGACACTTTGCACCACCAAGAGTAGTCAGGCATCCATCAATAAACCAACCGCCAGGACCCTGAAAAGCATGACTCCAGACCTGCACATAAGGATCATCCTCTCCATCAGGAGCAGGAAGGAATCGAATTACAGCGTAACCATTACCAGATTTGTCTCGTTCAATTTTCCAGAAGCGATCATCATCATTAGATGATCCTTTGTTCATTTTCTCAACCTCTTTGACAAGTTTAGCAGTCAAATTACCAAGGCGAGATTGCTTCTTAAGTTCAGCAAAAGACATGTGTGTTCTCCGTGTACGTCGTGTGTTTAGTGTACGTTGTGTGGTACTTGTTTAGTTTACCAGGATCAGTCCCCAATGTCAAGCGATTCTTTGAGTGTTTCAATCTTCTTTTCCAGAAGTTTGAATGCTTCCTCAATTCCACCACTGGGAATCATCCCAGACATCTTAGCAGCGTTGAGCATTTTTGTCAACAAATATTTTGCCTCTGGATCTTCAGATATGTTTAACCTGAAGTGAAAAACTCTTTGTTTATCTAAAAGTTCTTCAAGATTTTCTACGTGTTGTATTCTTTCTTCCCTAGACAATCTATAATAATGAAACGTTTCATAAATGACACGCTCCTGAAGTTTCATAATTTCTTGAATCTCTTTATTAATAATTGGTGATTCTAGAAATTCACTCATTATTGAATACTTTGTTTTTGACTATGGTTTTAAATGATCCCACGTCAATATTTAGAAAGGGAGAATACTTTTTTATTCTCATACTGACGGTTTCCCACACAGGATCCAAAAGTTTCTTGTCAAATTTATTCCCGAACAAAAAAATTTTATCATAAATCACTAGAGTTTCTATGCTAATTTTCCCGCTCAGGAATTTTTTTAGGAGTGGTGGATGACCTCCATTCTTACACTCAAATACTTCCTCTAACTTATAATCCGAAAACAGATCATCAGTTTCATTTGTAAAATTATAAGTTAAACTTTGAGTTCTTTTCTTCCAATTTGTATAATTGGTTTCACCAGTTTGTATGATTTCTCCGATCCACAATCTTCCTGGATCGGAACATTCTATGAAACATGAAACAAAATATTCTAGAATTTCTTTGTCAGATTTTTGTCTGGAAGTTTTTTCAAAGAAATATTTGTCCTTTCTACCATTGAATGACTTTGTTGTTGTTTTAACTCTACCGTTGTATTTGAAGTAGTCATAACTACTCTTTGTAAAATGATTCTTTAATGCTAGATAACAACAATAAACTTCAAATGGTGTCATAGTGGTAGTTTTGCCCTAGAACTTCTCTTTAAGTAGTTAAGATCCATTGCTTCACAACGGATCCTTTCCTTTAACGGTTTAGAAATCAATTTAGAAACAGTTTCTATTTCAATAGAATTTTCTTCACAATAATGAACAATGGATTCTATGTAGGATAGTTCGCTTGTTTTTACAAGTTCTTCAATATCGGAAGAAAATTTTGCTTGACTCATAAATTTATCTTTTAATGCATTTTCAATTTCATTTTCCATATGACTCTAGTTTATCGGAAACAAATTGTTTTATATACTGAGTTAATAGTTTAATATAATACATTTTGTCTCTTTTGTCAAATACTTTGACTTCACCTTCTGGAGTAACCATAATGGTGATTAATTTTTTCACAGGAATTTCAGTTAACTCGTAGTACATACATGCGTATGCAACTTCTTGAACAAAGTATTGCTCGATCCATTCTTCCTTTTTAATTTTTTTAGATGTTTTAAAGTCAATGATAGCAAGTTCACCATCATACTCTGCAATACAATCTACTCTACCAGCAATACCTAATACATCGCTAAACATCGACCTTTCAATAGCGTGTATCAATCCAATGCGATCAAGATATGGTTTGGCAGCATTGAACATGTTCATAATGTGTGGTTCATAATCTTCTTTAAGATTATTCTCCAAGTAATCCTGACAAACTTCATGGAACTTTGTTCCTTGTGTTGTGGCAACTTTGCAAATACGATTTGCTTCATCCTCACCAACACGTTGTCGCCATTCTTTAAAAAATTCTCTATTCTTGTGTGATGTTACTGAAGTTATGGATGGAAAAGCGTTACCAGTTGGGGTGGTGTAATAACGCACCCCATCGATTTCCTTAGATTGCAATTCAATATCACCAAGATGATTCACATGTTTAAACATTAGTATCCTAAATTCATTTTGTTTACAATGTAGGATTTAACAAGACCAGATCTTACAATATCATCAACACCAAACTCGACACATTCGAATTCAGGCATCGCTTGTAAAATCTTTGTGAAATCAATGATACCATTTCTTTCTTGGGTCTTAATTAAATCTGTCTGGGTTACGTCACCACAAAACATAATCTTACAATCTTCACCTACACGAGTGATAATAGAATCTAATTCATGGAAGTTAAGATTTTGACATTCATCTACGATGATAATAGATCTATCAAAAGTAGTTCCACGAAGAAAAGATGTGCTCCAGAAACTGATTGTTTCTTGTGCTTTGAGATTGCTATACAGCATTTCAAACGATGGATCATCTGGCATCTCAAACATATACTTTACCATTTTCTTATATGGAATCTGATAAAGAGATGATTTGTCTTCATGATCACCAGGAAGGAAACCAATTTCTCTAGTTGAAACCAGAGATCTTACAATGTAAATTTTATCGTATGGTGAGGTTTCATCTAAAACTTCTCTAAGAGCATTGTAAAGTGTGATGAATGTTTTTCCTGTTCCTGCAGCACCATAAGCAAAGAGCATTTTACCATCAGCATAAGCATCAAACAGAAGTTTTTGGTTTTCTGTTAGTGGTTCAATGTCGAGAAGAAGATCCAAATTGATTGGTTTCTTTCTTCTCATTTGCTTAGCACTCATACCAATACCTACTTGATTGGTGTCCTTTCTTCTTTTAGTTGGCATAAAAATTTACAAGGTCTTTATGTTTGCCCCAGGCATTTTTTGAGCACGACGTAGAACGTCGTTCCAACCTGGGTAAGATTTTTTCAGTTTGTTTTGCCAGTCACCAACTTCTCCAGGAGAAGCACATCCTTGAGACCAATCTTTGTCCCATTCAGGATTGTCCTTTCTCCACTGTTCATAATCAGCGATGGTCATTGAGAGTTCTTTTGTCTCTCCAGTTTTCAAGTTCTTTACAGGATATAGTGGCATTCAATCCTCCTTATTCTTTCCCAGTTGCCTGGTATTGATATTTAGATTCAAACTCTTTCTTCAAAGATGAACGAACCTTTTGATAAAAATCTAAAATTTCGTGGTTACTGTTATAAACCAAACCACATTCTTTTGCAACGTCGATTACTTCTTTATTATTCATAATTACCACTCCAATGCTTCCGATACTGTTGGAAATTGTTCTTTAAAAATTTGTTTACACTGTTCAGCAATATGCATGTGTTCTAGTTGAGTTCCATTTGCACCTCTAAGATTGATATAATGAATCCAAGAGCGGCAAGAACCTGTCATATAAATCCTGGTAGGAGTTGCCAGAGGAAGTACAAAACGAGCACACTCTTTTGCTACACCATGAGAAAGAAGTTCTTTGTAGAGACGCATACTTTCTGCAAAATGATCTTGAATCTTACTTTGAAGAGTCAGTTTTTCATAATCACCAATATCATCAATAGAATTCTGACGATTCTTAGTGTCCTGTCTACGAAGATCTGGAACAGGAATGTAATCACCTAACAAAGAAGAGTCGGCATAACGTTGTGAAAATTCCTGGAA